ATATTAGATGATTCTCAAGTTGTAACGGTAGCAGCAGAGAAAAGATATTGCCTTGAAGGGGAACCAACAGGAGCAGAAATTATTATCAAATCTCTTGAATAGTTGTCGGGGGATAGATCAGCCACCTCGCTTAAGGACCGCCCTGCCTTCCGACTTTCAACCTTTTAGGAAAGGTATCAGGCTCCCCGACATAAATAATTTATCAATAAACAAAAAAAAAGCCCCTTTAGTAGGGGCTGATTTATTAAGTGAGAAGGGTTAAAGCGGTGACTAAACCAACGAGAATAAAAAGAATTTGTTGTTGTTCTTCTAAACCGTCAATCCTTTGTTCTAAGGTTTTTTGGTTTGTTTTTGCTGCGGTTCTTAGTGCAGCTCCGTTTTTACCAGTCAAAGGAATTAATTCCATAGATGAATTTGCAAGGTACAGAACGGGATCTCTCCCAAATTGACTATAAAAGAATCGTTTAATAAGTCCAGTAGTCACTGCACCAGAAAAAGAATTGACCTTAGTGCCACCTCTGTAAAGGAATTGATAAAAAATGCGAGGGGGGGTGGCTAAAGGGATAAAAGCACTATATAATTGATTCAAGAGGAGAGATCCTTCACCCTTGCTTTTTTAAAAATGAATTTCAAAGCAACTCACATTATTAAACGCACAGGCGTTGAAGTAATGCTTTATTGCACTCATAAAGACGGTGGTTTGATACAGCTTCTTGATCTACATGAACGCAGTGTTTTTTGCGAACCAAGTGAATTACAAGAACTAGCTATAGGAGATGTTTCTTTCTAATGTCAAAGTTCCAATTATCTTTTTCACTAGATAACGAAGCATTTGCTGAAAATGCAGCTCCAGAAATCAGCAGAGTTTTAAAAACAATATCTGATGATTTTAAAAATGAATTTTTTAATTCCTGTTCAATTCCTTACGAAACAAATCTTAGAGACGTAAATGGAAACAAAATAGGATCTATAAAAATTTCTAAATAAACCTAACAGAGGGGATAACATTGCGAGTGCCTTAGCAGCCAGAGCGTAAACCCCTCTCCTTTTAATCTCGCCTTTTTAACAATGCAACTTTTAACAAAAGAACTCGAAAAAAAACTTCCTGAATTACATTCAGCCTCGAACAAAGCCTATGTAAAATGGTTTACTCCAGATGCTAATTGGACTTGGTACGTTATGGAATACGATCCAAAAACAGGTGACTGCTTTGGATATGTAAAAGGCTTAGAAAATGAAATGGGTTATTTCAATATTAATGAAATTAAAAAAGTTAAAGGAAAATTAGGTCTACCTGTTGAAAGAGATCGTTTGTTTAAAACAACATCTTTTGAAGACTTACAAAAAGGTGACTACTAATGGAAAAACAAGACCTACAAGTTCTTAGAGACAAACTAAGAAAACTACAACACAATCAATGGGATCAAATGCTAAAAGAAGGCCGCAAAGATGAGGTTCTTTTAGCTCTTATTCAAGATACTTATCGACACTGTAATGAGATCGATAACATGGCAATCGAACTTATTCATCAGTTAATTTCTAAATTTGACGAATTAAATAATTACGTCAATGTTATAGCTAACAGATTGACTGAATTAGAGAAATTAAAAATGCGTTGTGAGGAAGTTAATCATCCTCCTACCTAAGAAGAAACAAAAGCAGAACAACTTAATCAGTGGTTTGATCACAAAACCGACGATCTACCAAAACTTGATAAAGGGGGTGGCTAAAGGTAGCAATAGGTATTATAATTGAGATAAGCCCGAGAGGGCTCCTTCGCTAAAGTCTTATGAATCTTCAAGAAGAAATTTCTACAGTAAAAAAATCTCTAAAGCAAGCTCAAGATGATTATGCTCATGCTTTTGCTGCTGGGGATCTTTCTACTATTCCTGTTAAAAAAAGAAAAGTTGCCAAGCTCACTAGAGAATTTGGCAAGCTAATCAAGCAGAGGTTAGCAAAATGAAAAACCTCTCAACAATCACACTTTCTATTCTTTTCGGTGGTCTTCTTTATTGGGGGTTAACAACCTCTTTAGAAGATATGACCAGAACAGACTGTGAAATACATCAAATTGAAAAAGCTTGCGAACAACTTAAATGACTAAAGGTACTGCTGTGATTCCTAATGCTGTTTATCATGCTGACCCAGCATATAGTTCATCAGATCTTAAGTTAATTACTAACACTTGTCCTGATGCCTTCTATAAAACTAAATATGAAGGCCAGAAAAAAGATCATGCACCTGCATTAAAAAAAGCTTTCAGAGATGGTGAGCTTTGTCATGCTTTCACACTTGAACCTGAAAGAGCAAAAAAAGACTACGCAGTTTGTGCTAATAGATCCACAACAGAAGGGAAAAAACAAGCTGTTCAGATGAAAAAAGATGGCATTGAGGCCATCACTAATACTGAGCTTGAATTAGCTACAAACGTCAGTCAAGCAGTTTTAAATCATTCAGTTGCCTTTGAACTTCTATCAGAAGGACAACCAGAATTAAGTTTTTGGGCTGATGATCCAATAACAGGTCTTTGCTGTAAAGCACGACCAGATTGGCTTAGAAAAGATGGCACGATTGTTGATTTAAAAACAACAGGTGATAAAGGAGCAAAGCCGTCTGCCTTTAGCAAGACAGCAGCCAACCTTCTTTATCATCTTCAAGCTGCCCATTATTTAGAAGTAACAAAAGCAAAACGCTTTGTTTTTCTTGTCGTTGAAAAAGTTTTTCCTTTTTCAGTCGGCATTTATGAATTAGATGAAGCAGCATTAAAAGAAGGTTTTCGCCTTCGAAATAATGCTTTGGCATTAATTAAATCTTGTCATCAAAAGGGTAAGTGGCCTACTTACACCGATGAAATCACCTCGCTTAGTTTTCCAAACTGGGCTTTTACTTCTCATTAAAAATGGAATCTATTTCACCTAAAAAAGAGTTGTTCCAAGCTCTACAAAAAGTTCAAGCAGAAATGCCTTCTTTGAAAAAAAGCAAAGAAGGTTTCAACTATAAATACACACCACTAGAAGAAATGCTTTCAGTAATTCAACCTGTATTACATAAAAATGGGTTGATGTTAATTCAACCGCAAGAAGTCAGTGAACATGGTCAAACAACAATTCTTACTTGTCTGATTCATGTAGAAACAGGTCAGCAATTACCAAGTAGGTTGCCAATTTATCTTCCAGAAAATATGGGTAACAAACCAATGTTTGCTTGGGGTGGGGCACTTACTTACGCAAGAAGATATGCCATAAAAATGATTCTTGGGATTGAGCCTGACATGGATACAAATACAGAAGATCCTGATGAATTAATTAAACATCAAATGAAGAAAACAGCTCAAGGAAAACAATCAAATCCAGCTAAAAGAGCAGCACTAAAACCAACCAATGCTTCTGTTGCTGTCTTAGCAGCACAAGCAATTAGAAAAGCAAAAACAACTGAAGAATTATTTAGTCATAAAAAAAATGTAATGACTAGACATGCAGAAGGTCGTTTAACTGCTGATGATCAAAAAGGATTGATTGATTTGATTAATCAATGCGAATTGAAATTAAAAAGTAAAAAGTAATTATGAACAAAAAAACTCCCATGATTCAAATCCTTGCTAACTACATGATTTCACAAGATGAGCGTGGCTTCTGGCACATGAGCAAAGTGATCCATGATGACAAAGGGGAAGCAGATGTCGAAATGATTTGTGAAGAGGTTGAAATCTTTGATCTCTTTAAACAAATACATGAGCAACATCTTCTGAATCATCACGAATACTTTTCACAGAAAAGAATGAAAGAAGACGAAAAAGAGTTTGGCTTATGTGATGAAAGAGGGAGGCCGCTTTAAATGGAAGAACCTTTTTTAACAACAGAACAACTTGCCGAAAGATACGGCATTAAACCTGTCACCGTTAAACGGTGGCGAAGGGACACTAGAGCAGGAAAGCCTATTGGTCCTAATTGGTACGAACTCCCAATTATGGCCGTAGCTAAAAATGCTCCTAGAGTTCGTTACCCTCTCGCTCAAGTTCTTGCTTGGGAAGAAACAAATTCAATTACACCTATTAATCATTTTTAATCATGCCTTTTAACGCTGCACTTCCAAAACAAATTAAATGGTCAGTTAATGACAATCGTTTTGAAGATAAAGATAAAAATCCTAAAAGCTTGAGCCTTTTTATTCCTAAAGAATCAATTGGTGCTTTTTGTAATCACATCATGAATATGGTAGATGATCCTGACCTTATAAAAACAGGCAAAGTTTATAATTTTGATACTCAATCAAATGAAGAGGTTGAAGGGATTTATATCAATGGCAAAGGAAAAATTAGTCAAGATGAATCTGGAGCATTTGGAAGTATTAATCCTCAAAAGATTGATGTTATTGATGAACCAGCATTTTAAGGTTACTTTCTAATGTCAAATTCACCTCATTTTTCTCGTTATAGAGGACGACTTTTATCCAAAAAACAAATTGAATTTTATAACAAAAGAGTGTCTCCTTATGGGTATTACCCATGGAGACAGCTTGCAAAAGAAATATTTGCTGAACATTTTGATGATTCAAGAAAAGATCATTTACTTCTTTCTAAGACGCCAAGTGTTATTGCAAATAAAGCATTTTTAAATGCTCCTGTTTTCTTTCTAACAGATGAATTATGCAAAGCTTTTATAAAAACTAAGTTCACGAGGATTAAAATCGAGGAAAAGCCAAAAGTTATTGCTCCATATTTTATTCTTATGCAATCTACAAATATAAATAATATAAATTATTCTTTCATAGACCAAAGTGAAAAAAAAGTAGATGTGTCGATGAGTTTTTCTTATCAATGTAACAAGACTAAAAATAGAGGTACATATTTAAATACATTCTTTAATTGGAATGAATTTCAAAACTCACTTAATGATTCTGATGAGCTATTAACAAACTTTAAAATTGATAAAAGCAATAAAGAACAAACAAGATTAATGAATACTATATTTAATCAAAAAAGCATACTTGTAAATTTCATTTTATTATTAAATACTCAACCAGATATTTTAACTGAAGAATACATACCCAATTCAACCTTACAAGGTAAAAAATCATTCAAACCAAGCAATCAAGAGTTAAAATCTTTAATTACTTGGGTAGGAAAAGATTTTACTCAACGGATAATAAAAACAAAACCAAAGACAGATGAAATATTAGAAAAGAATACAGGTAAACCTAAAAGATCACATTGGAG